GTTTGTTTTCATTATTTAATACTGCCACCAGTTGACTGCCCTGAGCAACCAAAGTACCCTGCACGTTTACAGTCAGCTCCCTGGTAACAAGACCACTGGTGCCCACTGCCCTTGCGCCTTGGGAGTATGAGGAGCTTGAAGCGTAAGATCCGGATGCAATGTTGCTCATCCCTGCCTTTACTGCTGCACCAAGCGCCACCAGTGCAGCACCTGCTGCTATCGCTACGTAGGGATTGCCAAACTTCAGGGCTTGCTTTACGCCCTCTGCTGCCAACCCCATTTGAATAGCCATCTTACCCACTGCGATTGCTGCCTCTGCAAATGTTGATAATACTGCCTTGCCGAAACTCTCCATTGCATCCCCACCGGTTGCAAGATTACCTATGAGCTCCCCAATGCCGTACGCCATTGATTGAATGGAATCTTCTATCACTCTCGAGAGCTCCACCATCACCTCAGTAATCTCTTTTTCTTCCGGGGGCCTCAACTTAATTGGCACTTCTATCTGCATTTCAGCGCCACCAGGCATTAATGCCCAGGCAGCGTCAGTAGTGGGAGCACCAATAAGCGATGCCCTAAAGGCTTTTTTTCTTTCTAATAATTCTGCTTGTTTGCGCAGCTCCTCACTATATTTTGCAGAGGCATCGGCAATAGAGTTTTCTAACCTTACCAAAGCTCGCAATCTACCAGCTCTATCACGCTCAACCGCTTTTTGTCTATCCAGCGCAGCATTATATGCCTCTTGTGCAGCGAGATTTTCTGGCAATATGTCAGCTATCTCTTTATAAGCAGCCGTTATCTGCCTCATTATTTGAAGCTGCATTTCGGCTCTTTCATTTATCAGGCGTTTAGCCTCATCAAGATATTGTTTGCGCTCATCCGGGAGCAATGAACTGTCTTGCGCTTGTTTTTGTGATTCAAGAATCTCTATTTCCTTATCAATTACCGCATTTCGCATAGCGATAAGGTCTCGCTCCCACCTCATAATATCCTTTGCCAACTGTTCAACCTCTGATGCTCTTATTTTGGCCACCCCTGATGCTGCCTTTGTTTGGAGTAATCCAAGTCCGAGGGCAGAGCCAAAGTCAACTAACCCACTTTTCATGTTGTAGATGGCATTGACGGCCATGTTTTTGAAGTCTGCCCAAAAGGCACTCAAGCCTTTTCGCCAATTATTGGTCATTTCAACCATCGAAGCAGTAGCTTCCAAATTTACCTGGCGTAACACTTGCTGATAGGTGCTTAGATAAGCCTGCAATCCTCTCTCTCCAATGCTTCCCTCGATGGTCTGCCTATAAGCATCTGCCTCCTCTTTCATAAGTTTGAAGGCACCTGCCACCAGTGCAGCAGCAGCTGTTGCCGTGGTACCCAGGAGCGCCATCTTGCTGATGACATTGCCCATCATCTCCTCTCCACCACCAAACCCCTCAACCCAAGCCTGGCCCATCTCCTTGAGGACCTGTCTGAACTCCTTCAAGTGCTTTGTGTTCACGCCGAATTTGCCGGCCATCTGATCAAGCATGTCGCTTGACTGGTCAGCAAATTCCTCAACGCTTTTTATTGCTTTTTGCGAGCCCTCCTCAATGCCTTTCGTGTCGGCATCAAATACAGCTTTTAAATTAAATCCCTTTGCCATCTCCGTCAAGTATTTGTACTAATCGTTTAATGCTTTCCTGCTTTTCCTCTTCGGTCATTTTAAGTGTCGGATTTTCCTCATTTTTTTTCTCGGCATCATAACCCATTTGCCAAAATTTGGTAACGTCATCTATGGGCTTTTGCAAAAAGGGGTTAACCACTCTTGCAGCCAACCCCCTTGCCAACTCACACATCAACCGGTCTCTGCGCTCCCTCTCTTTTTGCCAAGCATCAACGGCAATCCAAAAATCCCCGGGGCGCATCTGACCGAAATCCTCAACTCGGAGACGGAGCAGTCCGAATGCTATGCCTTTGGTCTCTTTGAATGTCGGAACAGACCCTTTTTTTTTGACTCCTTTGCCTCAACATCCTCATTTTCGTTGTCATCTGCTCCATTGTGAATCTTGAATATCCTCAACACCTCCATTACCTTTGTTGCAGTAAGGTATTCTCCTATTTGCTCCGCAGTCAGATTAAACTCCCTCCCTTCCAATCTTTCACCCTCCTTAATGGCACATCGCACCAAAGCAGTCATATCTGTAGGAGCAAAAGAGAATGTAACCAGAGATGCCATATCATCCCTTCCGGTTGCTGCCAAGAATGATGCAGTGGTATTCCAATTAAATTCCACACGGTACTTGATACCGCCTAATTCAATATAGTGTTTCTCCATTTATCAGGTGCCTGTCTTAAGGGTAAATGAACCGCTGATTTTCAGGTTAAGGCCATAGGTGGCCTCCTCTTCCGAGCCGGAGCCTTCGGAGTAGCTGGTGATCACTGCATCACCTTCATACGCTGCGCCATTTCCAGCAACATATTCAACTTCAACAATAGCATCATCTCCGGTAAGCAGAGATAATGCGATTATTTCATCCCTGCTCAGGTGCGTGCCTGCGGTTGCGCCAAGCGTAACAATGCCACTGACGCTGAATGTTACCTCATGTCCTACGATTGCGCTTTTCTTGTTACCTGCATCATCTTTTGTTATGCTATCTTTGGTAACAGCGCTGATGTTGAGATCATCCTGAGTTGTACCTGCCAGTAGTTTATTTTGAATCTTCAACCGGCAGTTGTATCCTAAAATTCTTTCCTCTGCCATGATTTGTTAAATTTTATATTGATTTATTTTATATTCTGCTTTTAAAATCCAAACTCCTTCATAGGACTTTTTATCTTCCATTATGAAGGTTGAATTGTACTGCGGACTTTCAATCCCATTTATGGCCGTTTTTATTGCCGTCATAAGGCTTTCAGCTTGTTCAAAGGTCATGCCTACCACAAAAAGAGTTATGTAGCCTACGACTTTGTAAATGCCCTCTTTGGTCCGCTCTTCTCTATATTCCGGTTCATAAACACAAAAGGGGAGATTATCCGTTTGCGCCTCGCTCAAATAAAGCGTGGATATCGGATCAATAATCTCCTTTAATTTTTGTCCTATCGTGTTCGTCATCTGTATAGTTCGTCTAAGTTTTTCTCTATCGTTTTTTCAAATGTTGATATCACTTCACTCTCTTTTCCCCTAAGGGCATTTTCAAAGAAATTCTGTGCAGGCTGCCCAACCTCATTTCTCCGCTTCCGCCTCAACCTTTTTATGGGATAATCAAAAGAGTGGTTAGGGTCTCTCCTTGTAAGGGTGCCATAGTTCGCCCAGTAGGCTTTGAACCAATCGAATTTCTTCTCACCCTCCATTGCGCCAATGAATCCTACTATCAACGCCCTACCATTGGGCGTTTTTTTAATTCTGTGAGCTACCAACTCTTTCGCAGCAGGAAAGGGAGCTGCTGACTTCAAATCTGGGATAACCACCTGCGCAGCAGCGTAAAGGCTTTTATTGATGATCCTCGTAGCCCTCATGGGTGCTCTGTCAAGGATTCTATGAGCCTCCTCTATGCCTTTGATGCTATGGTAGTGCTTAGCCATTAGCGGTTTTTATTCTTTTAAGGTTTAGCATCATGAATAGCTGCATCCTTTCCATTGGGTCAATACCGGTAATCTCATAATCTCCGCAGCCTATTCTAACCCTGTGCCTGGTTGTTACCGGACATTTGTATGTTATGATCGTCAGCGATTCCGCTTGCTCAAGGTTGCTGTTGCTGTTGAACTCATCAATGTTGGTCCTGCGCTCAGCAAATGAGGTATAAATTGGCGAATAGTCAATAACCACTTCACCCTGCGATCCGGTTGTTTGTACCGGTGCCAGGTAGGTGATCTTCGTATCGAATTTTCCTATCTCTACCTCAGTCATGGCGGTAAGCTCTTAATAGATTTTGTGATGCTCTGGGCAACGCCTCAACACTATCAGTAGGACTCAAAAATAGTGAGGAGGCGTGCATTATAATTGCGTTGACAATGTCCTGATTGTAATCAAAAATTATTTTGAGCGTTGATTCTTCCGGATAATCCCCTCTTATAACCAATTTGCCCTCCGCATAACACCACTGAGATGTTAACACCTCAACATCATTCACACGCACTTTTGTAATGTGTAAACAACGATCTCTTTCAATTTCTATTTCACTTTGGAAAGATCCGGTAAGCTCATAAATGACACGTAGATCCCTGCCAATGAAGCTTGACGTAGCTGCAATGGCAGCATCGAGCTTATCGGTAAGGAGTTCATCGAATGTTTTATCCTCCTCAGGGAGGCGCACATTGCGCTTTAGAGCATCAAGGCTCACGGCTCTACGATTATACCAGATCTTTTCCATCGTGAACAAAAACAATAATTAACCAGACGTTTTATCTAAAAATGAAAAAACTCAAATTAAGTAGTAATGTCTGCAATCTTACAGAAGCTGTCAGCTCTGCGCACACAAACGTCATGGTAGGCATATGCAGTAACTTCTATCACTGCGCTCTCCTTAGAGGAGAGAGGGTCAATGAGAATATCAATGCCTCCCCATTGGCCTACAAGCACCTCATTCCAATTTCCAAATAACATTGCAGAGCATTTTTGTGATGATGTACCCTTGGTTAGATTAGAAGGCACTGCATTAGAAACAAGCACGGGGTAGCCATTGGATATACCATTGCTATCCTTAAGGTAAACCGGATATCCTGCAACCTGGGGCGTAGTTTTTAGTTTACTATTAACCTTTGAGTTGGTAATATAAACAAGTGAGCCGAAAAGTCCATTATCAATACCCACCTCCTCTTCCATTTGCACTAATTTGGCAAAACTAATATTACCGCCATTTGTGCCCATAGCCACAGAGTTGATGCCTGATGCATTAAGCACTCCTGTAGGCTGCCCATCTGAGCCGGTGCCTGCCAAAATTGCTGCATCTAATGCTTCTGCATGAGATCTTATCATATCACGCAAGATGTGTAAATCTACATCGAGTGAGGTTTGCTTGAGTAGATCAAGAGTGTATCCGGACAAAATTTGAAGCCTTTTCGGCGACATCGTTATTGCAGAAAAAGTCTGCTTTTCCTTTGGTGCCGAGGCACCCTCTGCAAGCCAGGATGCTGATGCCCCACCACCCTTTACAATCCTTACATTACCTTGAAGGCCGGTAAGGTAGGTAGCTCCTGCCTTTGCACAAACAAGGTTATTCCTCAAGGCCTCTGCATAACTTATGCGAGTGACGTGGGCAAATTCAGCACCCTCAGTCGCTGTACCAATGTTGTAGAATGGGAAGGGATCTGGTTCGTCGGAGCCTCCTTCTCTCAGAAGGATTGATGGAATGGAAAATCTCTCACCCCCAGTTATTCCGGCGTTAGCACGCTCCTTTATTGCCTCATCATTCATCTCTCTCTCTATTCCTGTGAGATTGTTATAATAGGCCTCTCTAAGGAATTTTGAAATTGAAAACCTCTTCATCTCTCTCTTTTCAGGATCTTGCAGCGGTTTGTTTTTCAAAGCAGCCTCAGCTGCCAATACAGTATTGAGCTCATTCGTTAAGCCCTCAATGTCTCGGAGGATAGCATTTCTTTCTTCCCCCTCTTTATCGCCAAGTGTCGCCATCCTGGCGTTCAACTCAGCTGACAATTCTCTTGATGTTTTCATAATATGTCAATTGATTTGTGCCAAGCTTATTGCAGCATTGGCTTTGGTTAATATTTCTCTTTCGTTTATCTCCGGAGTAGGGTTGTCATCAACCTTTGCATCTTCCGGAGTATCATTTTCTTCAGTAGAACGACTTGCTTCAAGCTCCTGCCTTTCCTCAGCAATGCTGCGCTTAACGGCATTGGGGTTGGCAGGTATGTTCACAACTGATACCTCAATCAGCTCCTGGCCCTCGAAATAGTAAACATCCGGGTCTTCGCCTTTTTCCTTATCGCCCCAGTGGCCAGGCTTTGTGGGCTGGAATCCTACCGATACTCCTTTGATGCTGCCAAATTGGATTTTTTTGAAAATTTTGTCAGCCTTTTCGTTTATATCAGCAGGCTCAAAAGTAGCCTTCACTATCAGCTTGTTATCCTCAACGAATGCCTGGCCATGTCCGAGTACATCATCCGGATCAACGTTTCCATAATCCCCATACACCTGATGCTGATAGCCTATAATGCCGTTTTTCTCATATCTCTTTAAATCCCATTTGTCAGAGGGCAGCACTGTGCCGTAGGAATCGACAGTATTGTCACTTGCCACAAATTCCACCGTTCTATTTTCCTCATCAATGCTCCTAATTTGGGCATCCTCGAGATATCTGCGTTTGATTTTATTTTCCATTATTCTGAATTTTTATTGTTATCATCATTGCTACCAACAGGCACCATATTGAGAGGTTGTAACGGATTATCAAGTCCATCGAGAGCTGGGAGCTCCTCAAGATTCCTAACTTCATTGCGTGTCATAAATCCTGAATTGATGGCATTCCTGTAATAATCGCTCCTCGATTTGCTGTCTCCCCTCATAAAACCTTTGAGATCGAACTTTACGGAATAGTTTGCCTTTTCGTCATCCAGGAAGAGCTTATCCTCAAGCTGATTTTCAAGCCTCTTGCAAATAGGCCTCAAGGAGTGTGTGCCAAAAAATATATTTTGCTGCTCGATATTGCTGAATGTTGCATGGGTCAATTCAGCAAGCAGGTGAGGGGGAACATTAAAAATCCTTGCAATGTCCTGAATAGAAAGCGTCTCACTTTGAATTAGCTGAGCTGCAACTGGATTTATGCTTATGTTCTTATATTTAATGCCATACTCCAACAGCGGAGTTTCAAAATTTCCGGAAGCCTCGGTAAATCGTTTGGTAAAGGACTTATACGCCTCCGTGCCTAAGTTTTGATCAGTTTCAAGCACGCCCTTGATATTTCCGCCTTTACTGTAATATTCTGCTGAAAACTTTTGTGCAGCGATGCCCCTGCCTATTGCAGCAGCATTATAGGTTATTGGGTCAATACCGGTAATCCCGTTAAGCGAAAACATCATAAAGTGTAGCATTTCCCAGTTTAAGTATCTGCCATTGAATTGTTTTTGAAATCCTACTGGACAATCAACTTCAAATATCTTTTGCCCATCAACGAATCCTATCTTTACGTAGCGAGGGTGTATTTGGTGTAAAGCTACCGGAATACCCTGGTCATACCTGATAACCGCAAAGGCATTACCCCACCCTTGTAAATTGGCATTAATGGTAAACCAAAAGGTAAAAATGTCAGTATAATTATTTGGCCTAATGCTCAAAAGGCGATTGGCAGCGTGATCAGCTTTTTCCCAACCTCTTTCGGAGCGGAATTTTACACTTTTAGGCAGCGCAGCAATATTTTCAGCAAGCAGTTTTATTGCTGCATATACGGCAGTAAACTTCAGAGCTGAATCTTGAGACACATTTACACCGAAGTCAATTTGTTGCATGCCGATGGGGCTCACAATATCGGATTGCGTTCCAAAAAAGATATAGCGCATTGCTGCACTTGTACGTTGAAAGAAATTTTTACGTGCCATTTACGTG